GAAAATATTAGAATTGCACAAGGTGGGTTAAAACTACCAACAACAATAAAGGAAGGATTCAAAGCACTTAAACAAGAAATAAAATGGCAGAAAAAATAATAATTGATTTAGAAGCAAAAACAAATAAAGCTATAAAAGAAATTGAAAAGGTTTCTGGTGCTATTGAAAACTTAAATAAAGACGTTGTAAAAGGAAACCAAAACACAAGTAAATCTTTGAGTAATGTTGAAAAGGCGGCTGGTGCTGTTTCAAAAGGAGTTAAAGGTTTTGGATTAGCATTAAAAGCAGCTGGAATTGGGTTAGTTATTTCTGCATTAACTTCAATGAAAGAAATCTTTAGTCAGAACCAAAGAGTTGTAGATGTTTTCTCTACTGGTTTTGAAGCATTTTCTATTGTCATTAATCAAGTAGTAACTGCTTTAATAAATACTTATGATGCAGTAGCTAAAAGTTCAGAAAACTTTAACGGACTTGGAAAGGTTTTAAGTGGACTTCTTACAATATCAATAACTCCTTTAAAATTAAGTTTCTTTGCTATCAAGTTAGGAATACAACAAGCACAATTAGCTTGGGAACAATCGTTCTTTGGTGGTAAGGATAATAAAAAAATACTAGAATTAAATCTTGGTATTATAGAAACAAAGAAAGCTATTTTTGATACTGGTAAGGAAGCGGTTGATGCTGGTAAAGATGTTTACAATAATTTTTCAGATGCTGTTGGGGAAGTAGGAAATATAGCGAATATAGCTAGTGAAAATTTAAGTAAGGTTAGTGTTAAGTCTGCTATTGAACAAGCTAAGACTTTAGTTCAATTAAGAAAAAGTGCGGAGGTTGCTGCCGAAGTTCAAGCTGGTTTGGTTGAGAAAAACGATAGACTTGCAGAACAACAAAGACAAATAAGAGATGATGATACTAAATCTATTAAAGTAAGAAATGAAGCAAATGAAGAACTTTTAAAAATTCTTGAACAGCAAAGGATTGATATGACTAAACAAGCTGAACTTCAAACAGCAGCAGCAGCAGCAGAATTTAAAAGAAATGGTAATCTAGAAAATTACGTTGCTTTAATTAGAGCGCAAAATAATGAAAAAGCAATTGAAGCACAAATTGAGGGATTCATAAGTGAGCAAAAAACAAATTCAAACGCTTTATTAAAAGAAGGAACTGAGCTAACAAATAGTCAATTAGAAAGCGAAAGTAAATTATCTATTGAAAGAAAACGATTTAATGCTGAACAAATACAAGATGAATCATTAAGGTTACAAGAGTTAAAAAGAATAGATGAAGAAGAAGGGGTAAGTGAAACATTAAGACTTCAAGCGATTGTAGATAATGCAAATTTAGGTACACAAGCCAAAATAGATGCTCAAATAGCACTTGATGAGTTTACAGAACAATCTAGACAAGCAAATATAACTAGAGATACTGAAATAGCAAATAAACAAATTGAATTAGAACAGAAAAAAACTGCTGCTAAATTAAAAGCATTAGATGATTTGCAAATGATATTTGGTGCAGAAACCGCTATGGGTAGAGCTGCATTAATTGGAAAACAACTTTTAGCAGCACAAGAACTGTTAATAGATTTAGGGGCGATAAAATCAAAAGCCAGTAAAGCAATTATAACTGCTAATATAGAAGCTGCTTCAAGTGGTTCTGCTGTTTCTAGTGGATTTGCACAAACTTTAAAATTAGGTTTTCCTGCTGCTATTCCTGCGTTGATAGGTTATGCTGCAACTGCTGTTGGTATTATTTCGTCTGTTTTAGCTGCAACTAAAAAAACAAAATCTGTTGCAAGTTCTTTTAGTGGAGGTGGTGGAGGTGGTGGAACAATTACTAGTGCCCCTGCTGTTTCTCAACCACCAGCTTTTAATGTAGTTGGTGCAAGTAATACAAATCAGTTAGCAGATGCTATTGGTGGTCAATCGAAAGAGCCTGTTAAGGCTTATGTAGTTTCAAATGATGTAACTTCTGCACAATCTATGGATAGAAATATTGTAAACGGAGCATCTATTTAAAATGCAAAAAAAATAATTAAATACTATATAATACTATGAACATTATTGAATTAATTTTAGACGACCAAAACGAAACAGTAGGTATTGAAGCTATTTCAGTTGTTGAAAGTCCTGCTATTGAAGAGGATTTTATTGCTTTAAATAGTGCATTTGTAGAATTAAAAGAATTAAATAAAGAGAAGCAAATTTTATTAGGTGCTTTACTAATACCAAACAAGCCTATTTATAGAAAGAGCGGAGAAGAGGAGTATTATATTTATTTCTCAAAAGAAACAGTTGTTAAAGCTTCACAGATGTATTTAATAAAGGGAAATCAAAACAATTCTACATTAGAACACGAACACGAATTAAGTGGTTTAAGTTTAGTTGAAAGTTGGATTGTTGAAGACGAGGTACACGATAAGTCAAGAAAGTATGGAATGAATGTTCCAGTTGGTACTTGGATGGGTGCAGTAAAGGTAAATAATTCTGAAGTTTGGAATGATTACGTAAAGACTGGTAAAGTAAAAGGCTTTAGTATTGAAGGGTATTTTATTGACAAAGCAGAAAAAATTAAAGAGCCAATAAAAGAAGACGTTGAAGCAGATTTATTATTGTCTAAAATTAAAGATATTTTAAGAAATGAATAAAGATAATACCACACCGAGTAGAACAAGTCCTAAAGGAAGCAAAAGAGGTTGCTTGTGTAAAAATAACACTTATTCAACTAAGTGCTGTGATGGAAGTTTACACGCACAAGGAATAGGTCAAACATCTACAACTATTGAAAATGCAAATTAATTAATTAAACACTATATATAAATATGAAATCAAATGAAATGTTAAACCAAGTAAAAATACTTTTAGGAATAGAGGTTAAACTTGAACAAATGAAGCTAGAGAACGGAACTGTTTTAGAAGCAGATAAATTTGAAGCAGGAAATGAAATCTTTATTGTAACAGAAGATGAAAGAGTTGCATTACCAGTTGGAGAGTACGTTTTAGAAAACGGAGAGGTTGTAATAATTGAAGAAGAAGGATTAATAAAAGAGGTTAAATCATCTGAAAGCGAAGAAGCACCAGAAGTTGAGGTAGAAGTAGAAGCTAAAGAAGAAGAAGTATCTTATGCTACTAAAGAAGAACTAGCAGAGGTTAAGTCAATGATTGAAGAAATCAAAGCTATGTTAGAACCTAAAAAGGAAGAAGAATTATCAGAGGTTGTAAATGAATTACCAAGCGAAGTCTTACAAGAATTATCTAAACCAGCAGTTGAACCAATTAATACAAATGCTCAATTAGGTAGGATGGAAGTGAAATTCAATATATCCTCTAAAAGAACTCAATCAACTTTGGATAGAGTGATGGGAAAATTAAATAAATTATAAAACTAATTAAAAATTAAAAAAAAATGAGTGTATCTTTAACATCAAGTTATGCAGGAGAATTTAGTGGTGAATATATCGCAGCTGCATTATTATCAGCATCAACTTTAGATAGTGGTGCAATTTCTATTTTACCAAACGTAAAATTTAAAACAGTTATACAAAAAGGATCAACAGATGATATCGTGAAAGATGCTTCTTGCGACTTTGTAACTAATGAAGGAACTTTAACTTTAACAGAAGCTATTTTAATTCCAGAGGAATTTCAAGTAAATTTACAATTATGTAAGAAAGATTTACACGCATCTTGGGAAGCTGCTAATATGGGTTATTCTGCATTTGATAATTTAGCGCCTAGTTTTGCTGGATTTGTAATTGCTCACGTTGCGGCAAAAGTAGCTGACAGAACAGAAAAAAGTATTTGGAGTGGTTCAACTGCTACAAGTGGACAATTTGATGGTTTTTCTGCAAAATTAACTGCTGATGCATCTGTAAATGATGTAGTTGGAACAACTGTAACTTCTGCAAACGTAATTACTGAAATGGCGAAAGTTATTGATTCAGCTATTGATAATGCTGATGCAATTTTAGGACAAGAAGATTTAACTCTTTATGTTTCTACAAATGTTGCACAAGCGTATATTCGTGCTTTAGGTGGTTTTGGTGCTAACGTTGGTGCAAATGGTACTGATGGAAAAGGGACACAATGGTATAATGGAGGTTCTTTATCTTTTGAAGGAGTAAATATTTTTGTTGCAAAAGGATTAACTTCTAATAAAATGATTTTAGCACAAAAATCTAACTTGTACTTTGGAACTGGAATTTTAAACGACCAAAACGAAGTAAAGGTAATTGATATGTCAGATATCGATGGTTCTCAAAATGTACGAGTTGTTATGAGATTTACAGCAGGTGTTCAGCACGTGTTTGGTTCTGAAATTGTATTTTATTCTTAATAATTAATTAATAATTTTAAAATGGGGTGGGTATGCGAAATGCACATCTACCCTTTTTTATTTAAAAAAATATAAAAAATATGGCTTGTTCATTAACTTCTGGTAGAAAAGTACCTTGTAAATCAGCAGTAGGTGGTATAAAAACTATTTACTTTGCAGATTATGGAACTTTAGGCGCTGAAACAATAGTTGCTGGAGAAATTACTGCATTAGCAGGAACTCCAGAGTGGTTTAAATTTGATGTAAAAGGAACATCTTCTTTAGAAACTGCAATTAATTCATCAAGAGAAACTGGAACTACTTTTTATGAAAGTACTGTTACAGTGTCTTTAACTTTTCAAGATAAAGCAACTCAAGAGCAATTAAAATTAATTACACACGCAAGACCGCACGTAGCAATAGAAGACTACAATGGAAACTACTTCTTGGTTGGCTTAGAAAACGGAGGAGAAGTAACTGGTGGATCAATTTCATCTGGTGCTGCTATGGGAGATTTAAGTGGATATTCTTTAACGATAGTTGCTCAGGAAACTGCACCACCTTACTTTGTAACTGGCTCAGTAATTACTTCTGAGGTATCTGCGGTTCAAATAAATCCAACTGCTTAATCACTTTTTATTTACTAATTTAAAAAGGGTATGTTAATTCATATCCTTTTTTTTTGCATATAAACAAAAAATAAAATTAATGACTATATATAAGTATGAAAGTATTAACGACATCTAATAGTAGCCAAACAATAAAAATAATTCCTAGAGAATACTTTTCATCTGTTACTTTACAATTAAGAGATGATAGTACAAATGAAGTTACAACAGCAAATATATCTACCACAACAGATAAAGATTATTTAGTAATTTCTTATGCTTTTAATTTATTAGAAGGTCGTTTTTACGATTTATCAATTTTATCTGGAAGTAATATTATCTATTTAGATAAGATATTCTGCACCGACCAAACAATAAACCAAGATACAAACAATTATTATTCAGTCAATAAAGAAGAATATATAAGTAAGTCTGGTAACAATGATTTTATAATTTTATAATATGAATGAATTAAGAGTTTTAAATTTATCTACATATACAAGTCCTAAGATTAAGGAAACAAAAACAGATAGTTATGTTTCTTATGGAGAAGATAATAATTATTTTCAATTTCTAATTGATAGATATAATGGTAGTGCTACAAATAATGCTATTATAAATGGAATGTCTGAAATGATTTTTGGCAAAGGGTTGGATGCAACTGATTCACAACGAAAGCCAGAAGCATATGCTAAAATGATTACTTTATTTCACGATGATTGTGTACGAAGATTATCGTCTGATTTAAAATTAATGGGTAATTGTGCTATGCAAGTAATTTATTCAAAAGATAGAAAGAGTATCGCAAGAGTTGAGCATATACCTATTGAAACATTAAGAGCGGAAAAGTGTAATGAAAAAGGAGAAATTGAAGCGTATTATATGCACCCAGATTGGGTAAATTATAAGAAGAACGATAAACTTGTACGTATAGAATCTTTTGGATATGGCAAAGAGCCTATACAAATATATTATGTAAAGCCTTATAAAGCTGGTTTTAAATATTATTCTCCAGTAGATTATCAAGGAGGGTTGCAGTATGCAGAATTAGAAGAAGAGATTTCAAACTATCATTTAAATAATATAATGAATGGTTTAGCACCAAGTATGCTAATAAATTTTAATAACGGAACTCCGGACCCAGAGCAAAGACAATTAATAGAAAACAGAATTTACCAAAAGTTTAGCGGAAGTTCTAATAGTGGTAAATTTATATTGAGTTTTAATGATGACGCTGCAACTGCTGCTTCAATAGATCCAATTCAATTAAGTGATGCGCACAATCAATATCAGTTTTTATCTGATGAAAGTATGCGTAAAATTATGGTTGCTCACAGGGTTGTTTCTCCTATGTTATTGGGTGTAAAAGATTCGAGCGGTTTTGGTAACAATGCTGATGAATTAAAGACTGCATCTATATTAATGGATAACACAGTTATAAGACCATTTCAAACACTTTTAATAAATGCTTTTGATGATGTATTAGCTTTTAATGATATTAGCTTAAATCTATACTTTAAAACGTTACAGCCTTTAGAATTTACTGATTTAAACAACGTAATGGATGCAGAAACTAGAGAAGAAGAAACTGGTGTAAAGATGAGTAGCCAAGTTGATTTTAATGACGAAGAAATGCTTAATTCTTTAGACGGTGAAAGTATAAATGATGAATGGGAACTTGTAGAAAAAAGAGAATATGCAGAAGAGAATGAGGATGTAGATAGTTGGGCAAATAGATTGATAAAACAAAAGAAAACTGGTTTACAAAAGTTAGCTGATTTTATTACATCAAAACCAAGTCAAGTATCTTTTTTAGATAAATCCTTTTACAAGGTTAGATATGAATATTCTGAAAAGTATTCAAGTGGTAAGTCAAGATTATTTTGTAAAAATATGATGGGTAGAACATCAAACGGAGTTGTTTATAGAAAAGAAGATATTGATCAGGCAAGTTTTAGAGGTGTAAATAATTCATTCGGTCATAAAGGCGAAAACTATTCTTTATTCAAATATAAAGGTGGTGTTAATTGTGGGCATTTTTGGAATGAAAATTTATATCGTTTAAAGACTAAAACTGATGGAACTTTTGTAGAAGATAAAGCATTATCTAGTTCACAAGAAGTTGATAATATACCAAGTTCTTATAAACCAAAAGGAACTGATTATAAAACTTCTGAAATAGCACCAAAGGATATGGCTAATAATGGGCATCATCCAAACTATAAAGGATAAGATATGGCGACAGCATTATTTATTTCAAGAACAGATTTAGTGAAAAATAGTATTTTAGATGGTAACGTTGATACTGATAAGCTACTTCAATTTATTAAAATAGCACAACAGATAGATATTCAAAATTATTTAGGTACTGATTTATACAATAAAATTAGTTCAGATATTATTGCAGGTACATTAACTGGGAACTATTTTACATTAGTTGAAGATTATATACAACCGATGTTAATTCATTATGCTATGATGCAGTATTTACCATTTGCAGCGTATCAAATTAAGAATGGAGGAATAAGTAAGCATACATCTGAAAACTCTGAAAGTGTATCTAAAGATGAGGTTGATTATTTAGTAAACAAATCAAGAAACTTTGCTGAATATTATACCAGAAGATTTATTGATTATATTTCTTTTCGAACTAATTTGTTTCCAGAATATAATACCAATAACAA